TGCCACTACAGCTACTAGCCAAGTTACTGCCTCTACTCAACAGCATTTCCTTGCACTATCTAACTAGGACCGTCGTCTTCGTTATGTTTATATAATAGCATCGTATAAAACAAAGTCAACCAAAAAAAGTCAAAAAAATAGGACCCGTAGGCCCTATTTTGTAAGTGTAATTTAGACTTAGCTAAAGCTTACGTTACCGTCTGTAATAGCAACGTTAGCTAGGTAGTCTGCTGCGTTACCTAGGGACGAAGCAGTGTTGTTAAGCTCAACATAGCCGTAGCGTGTTAAGAAGCTTACTACTGGTTCAAATGTACCTGGGTCCAACACAACACCACTTGACATTAGCGGAATGTATGGGCAGTAGAACGCTGCTGCGTCTGATTCGCTTGTACCTTTGTAACCAACTAGTACGTTAGCACTGTCTGCTGCGTAGCTGTTTACATATACCTTCATAGCGTTGTTTAGAGTACCAACTAGCTTTGTGTTAGTTGGAGCTTCGAAAGTACCTTCTGTTGTACGAGCAAACGCAGAAGTTGTAGCTGACTGAAGAATTGTTAGCGCAAATGGGCTAACAACTGCCCAGTTACCAGCGCCACGACGTGTACGCTGAGCAATTAGGTTAGCTGCACGGTTGATTTGAACAGCAAGTGCTGCGTGCTCGTCACCAACGAATGTAGCTGTACCAGAAACTGCTGCCTGGTCGTAAGTTTCAACTGCACCACCAGCAAGTGTGCCTAGACTAGCTAGGATTTCTTGGTCAATTTCAGCAGTAATTTCTTGTGCTAGAGCAGCCATAATTTCTGCTTCAACATCAATACCGTGCTGTGACTGAGCATCTTGAGCAGCTTCAAAAGTCCAACGAGCTGATAGCTTACGTGATTTAGCTTCAACTGTCTGCTTTAAAATCTGAATGCTTAGTCTGTTACCAGCGGAACCTTCAAGTGCTGCTGTGCTTGCTGCGGTAGCATTTGCTGTGTCACCGGAATATGCTTCAGCAATTTTGAATGGGCTTAGAGCTTCTTCGCCTGCTACTGCACCGCTTGCGCCTGCACCAGCTGTGTCGCTGTAGCGAACACGTAGAGTATGAATTTGGCCAACTGGACCAGTCATTGGCTGTACGCCAACAAGCTCGTTTGCAATTACAGTTGGCATTACACGTCTAATTACTGGTAAAATTACACGGTTTAGTGTAGCAACGTTACCAGCAGATGTAGCACCTGCAGTTGCACTCTCTTTGAGATACTTGCGAGTATTTTCGAGAGTTGTTTCCATTACGGATTTTCTAGTGCCGGATAGGCCTTCAAGCAATGCACCTTTGGTGTCGTGCCAGCGACCTTCTAGTAGTTCTGACATAATTAATCTCTCCTTATTTTAAGCCTGCAAGACGTCGTAGTGCAATTACATTTTGATCGTCTGCTGTAGAACTATGTGTTTGAGTTTCTTTGTTGCCTGTTATTTCTTTGCCTTCAGTTAATTTTGCCTTTTTAGATACTGACTTAGAAGTGTCGCCATCTATCACAGTCGGTAAATATTTTTCAAATGCTGAATCTAAACGGTTAGTTTGAACAGACTCAAGTAAATCACTCATGATTTCCTTTTGTGATTTACTCAATGGAGCAATCAATTCTGCTACTTTATCTTTCCGTTGACTACTTTCTTTCAGAAGCTTGATTTCAGTATTCTTGCTTTCTGTTAGTTTTTTAGTCTTGCTAAGAAGCTCAGTTGCTTCTTTCAGCTTAGCCTTATTTTCTGCAATTACATTTAATAATCTTGCAGTTTCTGATTTTTTATTAACGTGACTATTTGTATATTCCTGTTGGAATGATTCGAATACTCTACGGCCAAAATCATTTTGGCGTGCTACAGTGATATCTTCTTTTAGCTGAGTAAGTTCAGACTTAAGAGACTCACTAACTGTTTTATTAACTAGTTTAGCACTTTGATTAATAAAGTCTTTTTTGACTTGATTAAATGCGTTTCTTGATTCACGCATTAATTTTACTTTAGTTTCAGCTAGATCTTTTTTATCTGTATAGAATTCAGATATTTCTTTTGTTAACGCTTCGATAACAAAATTTTCTAGTTTTTGGAATTTAGCTGCAACTGACTTTTGATCTTCATGTAGTTCACTAACTTCTGACTTAAGTTGTTCCATAATAAAGCGTTCTAACTTTGTAGAATGCTCACGTATTGCAACAGCATATTTTGCTTTTGCTTCTGCAAGTTGTTTACGGTCCTCTTGGAATTCAGTGATTTCGTTAGATAATGATTCAGTAAGCATTTTGTCAATAGATTCAACCATTGTCTGCTTGTCATGCTCATATTTACGTGCAAATTCTTCACGAAGTTCAGCAGTTACCTGCTTTTTGTTTTCGTCAATTTTTTTATTCCACGCTTCTTCTATGTCAGAACGAATCTCTTCCGAAACTACATTATTTTCAAATAATGTTTTTAGTGCATCCAACATATTATTCTCCTGTTATTGGAGACCACTGATTATGTTAACCAGCGATTCTTTTAGATATTTTTGTGCCTTTGGATCGTGCTTTACTTCTTTGCCTAATTGAAATGCCTTGTAACCGCCTCTTGCATTCATTAAATGTTCGTAAATTGGTGTAGGGTAAGCCGAAGGAGCACTAGGTTGTGCTACAATATCAACAGTTACTATTTCAAAATCGCTTACTTGTCCTGAACCGTCTTCTTTGACATTTCCTGAACCTCTACTTGAAACACCTAGTTTAACTCCGCTTTTTAGCATTGTTTCAACTAGGTTTCCCATTGGTGTAGGTAAAATTTTAAGTTTACCTAAGCCGTTTGCGTCTTCACACCACATGCTCTCAATCATATGTGATACACGATCAAGATTGATGTTAAGACCTTCGGGATGATCAACTTCACCGAGAACTGAATAGCCGCCTTTAATTTGCGCATTCATAGTTTCGACAGCTTTACTAATTTCATTTGCAGGGTAGACACGCTGGTTAGCGTTAGTTACGCCACCCTCTATGAAAATTCCCTTCATGTACAAATCTTTGCCATCATTTAATGACTCGACAACTATTTTAGCCTCGTCGTATGTAAGTGCTTCTGTTAAGTTGATCATCCCTGTTCCTTGCTTTTCTTTAACTCAACATTGACTTTGCGCTGTCTGCTGAGTTGCTCGGCTTTGGTGCGTTTTTCATCGAATCAGCTGCTTTACCGCCTGGTACATTTACATTACCGGTGCTCATGTCTGAAACTTTAGCGCCTGTGCCGCCTTTGCCGCCGTCGCCGCCGCTTACTATGTTCGAACTAGTGCCGCCCATGTCGTTAGAACCAGCTACTGGTGAATTGGTGTTTGCACCGTTATCGCCCATGTTTGCTGTTACTTTTTCAGTGTATTCACGCATTAGTTGAGCTACAGACTTTTCACCTTCTGCTACAGGCTCGTCGTCGTCCATTGGCTCTTCGTCGTCCATTGGCTCTTCGTCGTCCATTGGCTCTTCGTCGTCCATGTCATCCATGTCCATTTCTGGCTCTTCGTCGTCCATGTCCATGTCATCCATGTCGCCTTCGTCGTCTATGTCGCCTTCGCCGTCCATATTAGCCATCATGCGTTCGAAATCATCTTTAAGAGCGTCTAGTTCAGCTTCTATATCACCAACTCGATCGTCTAGATCTTCGTCGTCCATTTCTTCAGCTCTCTCTTGCCCTGGTGCAAGATCAGCCATAAAATCATCAGTTTGATCTTCACCTGGTGCTTCGTCAAACTCGCCTTCTTCTTCTAGGTCCCAGTCTTCTTCAATGTCAAAATCTTCTTCAAGATCTTCATCTTCTTCTAGATCCCAGTCTTCTTCAAGATCATCGCCTTCTTCTAGATCTTCATCTTCTTCAAGCTCATCGCCTTCTTCTAGATCTTCATCTTCTTCTAATTCTTCGTCATACATGTCACTTTCTAGTAGTGACTCATAAATTCTTCTTGATTTTTCTACTACAATCTCGTGGAATAAATCTTTTGCACCTTGAGTATCTTCGTTTACAAGGCGCTCAAGCATTTCTTCAAATTTTTTGCGCTCTGCCATTTTATATCCTTTCTAAACCAACAATAGCTTTGTTTACACAAGGCATATAACCTTTTGTTCAATGAAAGAATCTTTTACAATAGGTAAAGGAATCATTATATGAAGCTAGTATAAACTGTCATATTATTTACGTATATTTGAATAAAACTAGTATAAATGGGTACTTTTTTGGTATATTTTTTATAAGTTATGTATATGGCAAAATTGTTCTTTTTGCATAACACTTAAATTCTTATAATTTTTTAATTCTACAGGCTGATATGTGTTGAATTCTATAACTCTTACAAAGTTTATATTTGGATGACTTTCGATTACTTGCTGCGTCTGCCTTAACCAATTTCCGTAAAAAGTAGCACCATCTGATGATCTTTTGTAGTTTTTTGTATCTGCATACATATTATTAAATTTTTTACCCGAGTCTAAACCTTTATAATCAAAACCCAAAATGTATATAGTTTTAAAACCTTGTTGTGCAGCAAACCAAAGAGCAGTAGGACCACTACTCCAGCCTTTACTCGGTTTAAAAAAATTAAAATCTTTCAATTTTTCATATGCTCGATTATAATTTGTCCAGACTGTATTTGTTTTTTGATAACCTTGCTGGTTAATTTCTAGAATCATTTTTGTATCAACAGCAATTAGGTAATCAGGTTTACATTCTCTGTATAATGCATTACAACCATACAAAGTGCCGTAAATTTTTAATTTTTCTATGTTTATATCTTTTCTACTAGTTCCATTGCCAACAACAAATGCTGTACTGGTTTTAGGCGTAGTAACAAATTTTTTCAAACTAACTTTTTGATTTTTTGTTAATTTTTTCTTAATTCTTTTATCTAATTTTTCAGCTTGTTCTACAGATTTTAATTTTCTAAATTCTTCTTTAGAATATAAATTTTTATTAATTTTAGGCATTATTATAGAGCAGAAGTATCAGCCGGTGCTTTGTAAATTTTTCTAATGTTGACCAAATCATCTTCTTTAGATTCTCTGTGTCTTGCTGCTATTTCATTAGCACGTCTTAGATCACCTAGGGTAAGTGATGGTTTACGAGTATCACTAGCTTTACGATTGTCGTCAGACTCTGATGATAAAGGAATATCTTTCCATTCACCAGGTTTATCTTTGTCAAAATAATAAAGTTCACGTAATATCATAATATTATTTAGCTTTCTCAAAAATATTTACTAAATGGTTTCTGCGCCGCCGGGAGCAGCGCCGGGTGTTGCTCCGCCGCCTAGTCCAGCGTCAGTAGCTGTATCAGGTGGTGTAGCTTCTGTGCCTATAATGGCATCAGTGTCAGTTAACTCTTGATCTGCCGCTCCTAATCCGCCTGCTATACCTGCTCCACTAACACCAACGGCTCTCATTTCAGCACTAGGATCAAGATCTCCTCCTGCTGTATCTTCATCGTTCTCTTCTAACCATAGAGTTTCGTTTTCGGTAATTTCTTCGTCTGACAATCCTAAGAATCTTTTCAGTGCAAATCTATTAGAAATGTAAGGTAGTGCAGCCATTTGTCCAAAGGTAGGCACTCTTGCATTGTCAAGTTCAGCTTGTCTATAGCTTGCAAAGTTTTGCGGTTTTACAAAATTTAAGTCAAACATTTCAGTGTCAATTTCTACACCTTTTGTCAAAATATATCTTTTAAATTCATTACTAAACGTCTCGATCAGTAGTCCTTGAAGCCGTTCGCAATAGGTGTTAAATCTTAGTTCTTGAATGTATGCAGTTCCAACTCTACCATCTTGGAAATTGTTTGCGCCGTCATCTGCGCCAGTAGGAAGATAACTCGAAGGAATGCGTAAGCCTCTAACAAGTTTGTTTGTAAAATAGCGTAGATCGTCGATTTCGCCTAGGTTAGTACCACCTGGAAGTGTTTCAACTTTTGATCCTCTACCTTCAGCTGTTTGCGGAAAGAAGTAGTCTTCGTTGATACTAAGTGGGTTGTAACTTGAGTCTATAACATTTGTACCACCACCTGTAGCACTTGGAATACGACGTTGATGTATTTCTGTTTTTACACGTTCTACAAAGTTCATAGCAAGGTGAGCAGGCATATTACCTACATCTACA